AAAACCAGTAATATTATAAGTTGTAGTCAAATTTGCTGTAGAACTATTACCATCAGTTACTAATGGATTAGCATACGTTACATCAAGAGATGTTACATATTTAGTATATCCTGTTGCCCCTGTTTGAGCAACCGTTCCATTATTGTAGTTTTTATCAAGTGACTTTGTTGGGTCCTGAAAACTGATAATATCACCAGAATTTAGTTGTGAGGCACTTTCATCTAAAACTAATACCATTACATTATCCAAATGATTGAATTGTGTGTCGTCATTTGGTAAATTATTATCAGGTTGCCATTTCACTTTAATTTGGTTCCATCCTGTAACATACACAGGTTGTGATTGACCGGCAATTGTTACAGATTTATGGAAATATTTGTCTTTAGTGTTGAAAAGATTGTACATTTCCCCAACAGTTAGTTGTGGTGAAAACGCAATCGAATCCGCACCTCTTGTACTATCATAATAATAAGTCCAAGGAGTATTAGTTGATTCATTTAACTCAGGGTCATCATTACCCGTTAAAATAATCGGAGCGATTTCTCTCCATCTATATCTCGTATAATTTGCAACGTCATCAGTTATGTTATCAGGTATTGTTAATTGAGCATCAGTAAAATCATCAAAATTAAAACTATTAGCCGAAGATGAATCAAATAGTATTGAGTTTTGTCCGTATGAACCAGTTAATAAAGGACTATCAACGACTACATTTGAGATATTACATCTACATCTTTCACAACCATCTTCAGTATATAGTACTAATGGTAAACCAATATTTAAAAATGGATTATCAGGTCTATCAATATCATCCCATAACGGACAATTAAGTTGCCAAGAATCTAAACCTAATTTCCTTAACGCCCTATTAATTCCTCCACATATTTTTTCAATTAAATTCCTTATCTTATTGATGATGTTATCAATAACCGGTAATATATTATCATACACCCAAGCCAATACTGTCACTACGGCAACAATTGCAAAAAGTATGTATGGTAATACCGATACCATAAATGAAACAAAAAACCACAAAAAATTAATTCTAAAATGAGAATCATTAATTGGGAATTTGTTATAATTTCCTTCACAAGTATTGTCTTGAATATACTTAATTTGAGTTGTATTCCAAACATATCTACTAGTCTGAAACCTATCGATTAAACTACTAACAGTGTATACTTTATTGTATGACATATCATAGAATGTGTCTTTACAATCAATCGCATCCTGATAATTTGAGTAGTCATTCCAATCTAAACTAAACGCATATGAACCTTCTAATAAAAATTGTTGTAGGGTTAGTGTTTCAATAGTTACTATTACCGGCTGATTCACATCTTCAGGTTCAAAATTAATCACATATTGATTAGAAGATGGTCTTAAATTTTTACCATAGTATGTGCCCCCATTATTTGTAATAGTATATTTTGGAGAATTTTTAACTGAGACAATTCTTTTAACGACGCTCCCTGAAACTGTTATATTCGTACTATTTATTCCCGCAGAAACTTGTATATTCGCAGATGATGTCGGTAAGTTTTGTTTAGCAGGGTCAGTATCTTCATTATACCAACCATACTCCTTAATATTTGGAACTAAGTAATATCCTCTTTTTATTTCTTCTGATAACTTACTGGATTGTTGCCATTTAACCTTAAATCTATATTTACCTCTTGTAGGTATACCAATATTTGGGTCGTAACTAATTTTTTGATTACCATATTCGTCAGTGTAAATATAATCCAAGTTCATAGGTACTTCCGTTACCCATACACCATTCTCATCAATAACCTTACCTCCATTATCTAACTTAAATTCTTCAAGAATAGGTAATCCATTTTCATCTAATAATTCAGTTTGTCTAACCGCCTCAATACTTCCAGGACCCGCAATTAAATCACATAGGTTACCCATTTTAATTGAGCTCTTACATTTGTTTTGACCAACAATCCCTAAGAACTTATTATACCCAATTTTTTGAGTGTCGTTAGTTGAAAACATCGACCCCATAAACACTGCGGTTGGTTCGATTTTAATTCCCGACTCATTGGTCAAATCAAAATCTGAACGATAGATATTATAATTACAAATTTCAGGTTCACCAAAAAATGGTGAAACATTTATTGTTTTACGTAATGAAACAATCTGAGGTAATTCATCGTAATTGGTTGAGAACTTAAATAGGTCCCCATCCACTTGACTTTCGGTCGCCCTACCCATTCTTATTAAGTCCTGAGGAGTCTGCGAAAATGGTCCAATATCAGATAAGTCAACTTGCATGAATAACTCATGTGTCCCAACAGGAACTCCAAAAATCATGAAGTCACCTGAATCATTTGTCTGTACTGTGAATTTATAGTATTTGTCGTAAACCTCGATTACGTTTTTATCAATTAAAACATCACTCCTATCAGGAAATGTTCCTACGGGAATATGTCCACTATGAGATGAAGTATAAGGTAATAAATTATATTTATAACCATCATCATTAATGTCTTGTAATGTCTTATAAGGATATAATGCAGAAATAACATCATTGTATAAGTCATCATCTTCTAATGGTATAAAAACTGAAACTCTAGCATTAGGTAAACCAAAACCATTATTAGAGAAAACCCTACCACAAACCACTCCAAAGTCCGCACAACTCCTAGTATAAATTTCATCGGGTGTTACAGTTAAAGATAGGATTTCAAGAGTATCAAAATTCTGCTCTAATTTAACTTGTAAATTTCTATCTTCATTAAGATTTGTTCGTATTCTAAAAGACTTCGGCATTGTTTTTTTTTATAAATAGTTTATTCACTATTTTGAAAAAATAAATGCTCACCCAATTTTACTAAGAAATATTCACACTTTGGGAATTAATAGTCCTAACTAAAATATCAACGTTAGGGTATCTCACTTGGAAAATTTGGTTAGGCTCAGCATAAATGGTGTCATTAACTAATGCGATTTGTTTTGTAACATCATTAGAGTAACTTTGCGAGGTTTCAGATGATGAGTATAATCCCCCAACTTTATTGAATACCGAAACATTTGAAACAGATAATACACCGTTTAAGGATTGTACTAATCGTTTAATTTCCGATATGTAAAGAGGTTGCCCCATTTCTCGATTTACAGGTCTCATGAAGTTTGTCACAGTATTAATCACATCAGTAATTACAACTCCTTGATTTTGACTTGAGTCTAAAACGACTGAGATGTCAAACGAAAGGTCAATCACATTTGCTGCGCTTACCACAACATAATCATTAATCATTCTGTAGTTTGATAAATAAACCGCAACATTATCTAATAGTGTTTGAGAAACAGTGTCACTTAAATTTCCTGAACTATCATAAGTTAAAAGAGCAACATTGATTTTATTGTCAGTTTCAAGTATTGAGACTTTAGCAGGTGCCCCAAATTGGGACGGCATTTTTCTAAGTATTGCCTCGTAATCATTAATCGTTACAGCTCTATTCTGAGACGCAAAATTAAATCCAACTAAATTCCTTACTTCCTCAACCGTAGGTAAATTAGCCCCTCCAATTGCGGGATATGGATTAGTACAATTTAATGAATTTATTACCGAAGTATTAATTGTTTGTGAAGCACCATTAACTTCAAAATTCACCTGTCCTAATTGGTTTATAACATTTACACCTAAATTAGTACCCAATCCACCTCCAATTCTATATTGAACAAATAAGGTACTATTAGGAGAAATTGTAGAACCTAAAGAATAATTGTTTTGATACTTTGATAAATCAAGTGGTTGACCACTTCTTGCAAAATCTCTAAGTATTTCATCGGTTGACTGACTACCTCCCCCAAATGTCATTTTTAAAAATCCTTCAGGTGTGTACTCAGATATAAAACGATTATTAGTTAGAATGTACTTACCAACTTTCAAACCAGGTTCATTTGTTGCCCTTGTAGGGTCTTCAACAAATATTCTGTCTTGGGCCAAAGCATCCACCTCATACCATCTGTTTTGAGTTGATAGAAATTCTTGTGCTGATGGAACATTCGCATAATTAGTTCCGGGTTTAACAATTACACTTGTAATTCCAATTACATTTTTTTCAGGTAAAAATAATTCAAAGAAAGGTCGAGAATCATTACTATTTATGACTCTTCTAAAGACCTTGGTAATCCCATTAACAACGGGTTCTCTTTTAACTATTGTATAATTAATTAAATTATTGTTTGAGTCTTTGTTTGGAATAACAAGTCTTGGGGTGACTCCATCATTACTAAATGGTGTTGCAAAATCAATGTCGTAAATATTTTCAAACACCTGTCCCGCACCAACAAATTGTGAACCTCTTCGTAATTTACCACAATAACTATTGTCAGGTTGGTCCCCCAATGCAGGTACGGTAATACTGAAATCACATATTGCAACTGAAGGTCTAAGACCAGGTATCTTTAATCCATAAGTTCTAGCAATGTTATATATTGATGACCTTTGTTGTGCGTATTGTAATACAGTTTCTTGTAAAGACCTATCAATATGATAATTTAAATTATCCGCAACCGCCGCGTTCATGTCTAAAAAGACTGAGAACACTGATGCATCATTAGCATTTTGAATGAGTTCAGGATAATAACTTCTTACATAGTTTATTAATTCAGTACGT